GAACCCTTATAGTAGCCCAAAGTTGTCAGAGCCCGCTGGAGGTCGACGGTGGACCGGCCTGCTGGACGCATCTGTGCACGATCTAGAGTTTCCCAGTTCTCGATCAGCTCGTTGTCGTAGTTGTTCTCTCGGTAAGCTGGACCGTTATAGGCTCTTGCGAAAGTCGCAGCAGCTTTTGGGTCTGGAAGAGCATTCAGAGGTCCGACGAGATTGTTCGCTACTATATAACGACAGACCATCTCAGTTTGTCCTTCAAGGCCTTCCATTGCTCTGTTGAACAGATGCGATGCAGATTTGTAGCCCAGCATCTTGCAGTTGGATCCCAGAACCTGTCCCCAACCGATAGAACAGGATGCACAAGCAGCTTCGACATCTATCTCCGACATCCTCTGGAAGAAGTCGTAAACACCTCGCCATGTACGGGGGATCTTGATTTTCAGGCGTTGTGGATGTGCTAGTCCTTTAGAAACTGCTTCCTGCTGTTTTTCGGGGGTACGCGAAAGGTGTTTGTAGAAGTGGTGTGGTTCTGGACGAAGTGCTGGAACTTTTTGACCGTTGATGATCCAGAAAACCTGCCCCCCACTTTCTTGCAGACCCAACGCTAACAGACATCTTGCATCAATTCCGAATGCCCTCCCCATGTTAGAGATGGCATTTACCTCCTCCTGTGAAAACATCACAGCCCTCCTTCCGATGTGATGATAGCACGCTGCTGCTGCGGTATGAACTCTTCAGGTACTCCGCTTACTTCGAAGGTAAACGGACCATAGGTGGATTCTGTATGCCACCATCCGATAAGGGATTGGTACCTGAAAGTGATCTGCACGTTCGCGCCACACATTCCGAATACGCGTAGGGGGTGATCAGGTGTCCCCACATTTCGGGTATTGATTACAGCCATCCCCGAAGCATCAGGATCTGCAGCTGCCGGATCATACCAGTAGGTACGTCTGAGCGCCTGAGGTGTGACTGCAAAGATGAACATATCGGATGCTTGTGGCTGCATTCCGAAATAGGTGTTTTCGTGCAGTACTCCATAAAGCATCAGATCGTCATCGTCGCAAGCCAGTTTACCAAGTTTGAAGGTTGAAGTCGGTGGCATATAGGCCCGCTCAGCAATCATAACAGTACCGACACTAGCAGCAAGGCCCATACCCACAATCCAAGTGCTTAGAAGCCTTATCAAGGCATTCAAGAAGCACTGCAGTGGATAAGGTCGTGTCATTGTGAACATCTCCGGGTGATTTATATTGTTAAGAGCCATTTCCGCCACCGTTCCCAGTTTTGCCAGTATTTTGTCTTGCACGGAACTTCCACAGATCGATGACGAAACCGCTTACTGTACCACCACCAAGACCAATCATGAAGGCTGCAAACTTCGAAGCATCTGAGCCTTCAGTGATGAAGTCTTTCATGACAGGCAAGAGTATCGGCTGTACTAGTGGAATGAGATACAGTGCACATATTCCACCTACAACGATATTCGTTAGGCTTGCCTGCCAAGCTTCTTTCAGTGTTAGGGATCGCACAAGGCCTCCAAGGGCACCTGCAAGTATGATGCCGAGGGGCTGTGCCTCTACATATATAATCCACTCCAGCACCCCGTTCTCCTATTACGATAGCGACTCTATGCCCATTTCAAGGTCATTGATTTCGCTCTGTGTCCAAGCAGCACTCGTGTCAGGATTCAACTCAGCTATACAGTGTTGCCCTCCGGATATCCAAAAAGTAGAGAAGGCCTTCTGAACGCCAATCTGATGAACATTCGTGTTCGGATGTCTTGAAATGCATCTGTAGTTTGGGGCTGCTGGATTTATTCCATGAGTGATCGCCCACATTTCCAGAGCTTCTACGGTGTAGGTTGAGAATGACCCTGAAATATTTTCCATACCAAACGTAACGCGATCGTTTGGATCAGACGTTTGCATATACGTTGTGCCATTATCAAGGCTGTTATTCTCATCAACGTCGAGGTAGTTGCCAGTAGGCCATTCATTAATAGAACCTGCAGCTGTAACCCTCAAAGAGTGGAGTACTAGATTCCGAGTGTCTTCATCTGCCACGATTACTTGACTGACAGTATAGCTGGATACGAGAAAGACATCATTACCTGCTCCAGGAGAACGCCATTCAAACTGGTCAATATTCGAGAAGCCATACTGAGTCGTATCCCCACTGTAAGTTAAGACAGAGGTACCGTCGATGTATACGTCAATAGTACCACTAACGGCCATATCAACGAAAATATCGATCGATACGCGTGGGTTGAAGTCGAATTCCCCCGCAGCTGTAGCCACCTCTACAGGAGACCCAGAATTGTAAAGCCTTATGCTTTTCTGATTCGATCCGTTCCGCCACACAACATCAAAGACGTTTTCACCTCCAGACCTTCCAACAATGAAGGGGTTATTATTGTTTGGGTTCAAGTTGGCGAAATAGGCTTGATAGTGTAGCCACACAGAACTCTGGGGAGTAAACTCATGCATACGTAGGTATGTATTTGCATAATCTCCTAAGGTCATACCATGGTCAGCAAGTGTCAAGTTTACTGCAGCTGACGCAGTATTGAAGCCTGTAGTACCTACCCAGTTCTTCATTGCGTACAGATGCGAACAGGCTGCAATCATAGCCATGACTTATCTCCTCAAGGTGCTCTCAGAATGACAGCAGCTTGGAAAACGTGGAGTCTTGAAGGTCCTGCACCTACTGTACCCGAGCCTGCAAGGATACCGTGTCTATGAAGCCAGAGTGCCATTATGCTATCGTCCCATACAGTCCGCTAATGATCCAGCCGTCCGTGGTGTCTTTCCAGAGCGATACAGCTCCCCACTGCCCCTGAATCTGTGTATTACCACCATCAACACCGTTCAGAGTGACTCCTGCAACAGCATCGATGGTAATTACACCAGTACCTTTCGTGGTGATATTAATCATGGTACCTACGGGAAAGGCTACTGTAGCATTCAGAGGGATAGTGACAGTAAAAGCTGATCCCGAGTTGCAGATGATATGACTGTGGATATCTGCAAGCTCAAGAGTGTGATTGGCAGTCTTTTCAGTTCTGCGAGCAAGTCCTACTGAGTAGCTGACACTGCCATCATACAGATATAGCACTTTGTCTGTACTATTATACCAAACTGTGCCTGTAGTAACATAAGCAGGAGCCGAAGCCCCAGAATGTCCAGACAGGATCGCGTCGAACAGTAGCTGGTCGCGTGCCTTCACTTCATCTGCCGTTTTGGGGGCATCTGCGTTTCTAAAGACTGTAAACGGGTTCTGTTGAGCCATTGCTACCTCCTCAGGTTGCGTATACTATTGCAGGTTGCCATGAAGTGTATGTATCCCTAACAGCAGACACAGAAAATCTCCATGCAACAGTACCTGCAGGAGCTGATCCTTCGAAAAAGTCGGCCATTGCAAACACGTCAACTTCATCGAATATGTTTCCACCAGGTTCAAACAGGTAGGTCTGAACTGCTCCTACATCTGTATTAACCATGGTAGTAGTAACAGCGCCCACATTATCCAAACCTTCAATCAGAACATGGTAAGTTGTTCCGACTTCAGGGGTAATGTTGCCATCAGCATGATCTTCAATTGTCGTTGTCGTCTGAGTAAGCCTATTACGATTTACCCAGTTCAGCGTGTAGCTAGACTGTGAATATGTACCTTCGTATAGACTATTTACTTGCAGATTACCTGGCGGATATGGACGTACTGCCCGCGAGCTGAAGACTAGGTTATCGGCGGTCGCACTATCTATAGGAAGTACATCTTGTCCTGAAACTGGCAGCAGCTTTACGTTGATAGATTCAGGATCAACATATTCTGTTCCTGTCGACGCTGCCCAGTCTTGCCAGAAGATGATAGGATCTCCTGTAGTATGTGCACGGGGAGTAGTATCCAAGCATCCACGGCCAACAGTAATATCGGCAGTTGTACCCGTAACGACAAGAGCATCCACACGCATATACTCAGTACCGATTCTGCACAGAGAACCGATCTCTACGTCATTTATACGGGAGTCTACAGTGATAGCAAAGGTTACTGTCGTGGCATAGTAGTCGATATCTTCGTCCAGGAAAGCTACAGGTGCTGGAGAAGTAACACCCTCTTCAACATAACCGCCCCCAGCATCGATCCAAACTTGCGCACTAGCCATCGTATCGACAACGTATTCGCATGTTGTCATGAGATAGCCGATATCAGGATTATTGGTAATCTGCTCGTCTGTAGCTGTCTGTCCGAGAACTTTCACAAGCTCGTAGTACGGAACTTCTTCTACAAGCCTGTAAAGAGGAGCTGTTGGTACGGTGCTATCTGCAGGGTCAAGATCTTCGTCGATGATTACGATGTCTTCTGTATCGAAGGACCACTTGTCCTCAATGAACTTGACTTCGATACGGTTGCTGCGCCCATCACCTTCGTCGAGTTCTTCGATTCTACATACACGGTTATATATTCCGCGGCTGGGACTATGAAGAACGAAAGCTGACCCTCTGTTGAGAGCTTCCGGAAGATACCGCACTTCCAGAGTTCCAGACAGCAGAGGAGTCGACAGGGCTCTAAGATCCCTTAGTGCAATCCTAGAGGCTAGACCACGTGTCCAAACACCTTCGTACTCGATCTTCTCGTTAATGATGCCGCCAGTGATCTGCACACGTGCGATATTTGTTACGGTGACTGTAGACTGTTGGTACGTCTCGAAGTTATTGTGGACAATAGAGACCTGGTTAGGAAGCTCAGTAGGATCGGCAATACGAATCTCTGACCACTTAGCAATGTTAGAATCGTCCAGTACGTACAGGTTCGCGAATACGTAATCATCCCGGATAAGTTTCAGTTCCCACTTACCCGTAATCCGATCCACGTAGACACGCGCATCCACATGCCTTTCAAGAGTATCCAGGAATTCAGATTTTTCTGCTGGGGTTTTCCACAGGAATGACAATCCAAAGGACTCGTTAAAAAGGGTGTCAGCGGCAGTGGTAAACGAGTCTCCGATTTCGGCTGCATTACCTGACCCTCCAGTATCCGTAGCAATCAGCACTTCTCGAATGATATGCGCAGGATTCATATCAGCATGCTCGACGAAGACGTTATTCAGAGCAACTACTAGAGCATCTGGATCTAGGGAAGTAACGATAGGAACGCCGTCATCAGGAGTATTATCAAGCTGCCCAGACCACTGGGTTTGTGTCAGCTCAATATTGAAGACAAATACCTGAGCCTGTGCAACTTTGGCCAATTCAGCTAGTGCCTCATCAACCACAGTCTGTTCAGGCGTAGATGAAGGCACACCATCAGTGGTGAAGATTATGATGCGCTGTTTAGTTCCAGACCCTCCAGTAGTAAAAGCTTCTCCCCAAGCCGCTGAACCTGTGCGGGCGAAAATATCAGCAGCGCCTATACCTCCCAGGAAAAAGGTTTCCAGCCGTTGGAAGGCGAACTTAAATAGTGTACCGTTATTGATGTTGGGGTTGGGCTGCGCTTCTAGCCATGCAATGAGTTCATCATAGTTTGCAGCGGTACAATTTCTCCGGATAATGTAATCGTTTTCGATTGCGCTCCACAGAACGATGATTACATCATTAGGTTTAGCATCGTCTTGGATATTGTTCTTCAAGCCCGTCAGGAACGATACGATGGAATCCACCTGAGTCTCCCAACGCGTAGGAGATGTGGGAGCATCATTCATCGAGCCTGAATAGTCCATGGCGATGTAGATCGCCGAGCCTGTCATACCCTCTTTGCGGATAATGGCAGCTTTCTCGGGATACCAGGAAGCACCGTCAGAATTACTCAGGATTCTGCGGACTCTGAATCTCCAAGGCTTCAGATATGGATTATTGCCAAAATAGAAGTGGCGGCAAATGACACCCAGTAGTCCTCTATATGCAGGAAGAGGGTTAGGAATCTTTGCATCCAGGTAATCGTTCTGAAGCTGCGTCGATATACCTGAAGCTACGTCCAGGTAACCTGAAACGCCACCTTCTCGAGGAGTGCCTCCGAAAAGATTAGGTTCATGGATAACAATACGTCCGTCTTTAATGCTTCCCGACCAAGCGATACGATCTTCGATGCGGATTCGCGTCAAAGCATCAGTAGGGCCTAGACACAGGATGAAGTGCATACCTGTGAGATATTTGTAGGCAACTGTCTGGGTTTTACTTCCACCGCCCACGAGCAGCCTCCACTACACGTTTTGCGATCGCGTCGTCAGTAGCGATCAGTGCTTTAGCAGACAGTCCCTCATACTTGAACTCTTTCCAAGAGAATCCCTGACTCTCTATCCAAGCACGTGCTCCCCGCACACAAGTACCAGTAGCTCGAAGGTCTTGCAGATTCACCTTGAAGTCTTCTTCTACCACTTCCGTCATTTCTTGCCCCCCTTCTGCCTAATAGGAACAACAGCCCTATGATTATGCCAAGCAACTGTAGGTTCGGAAATCTCAACCGTTCCGAATATCTTGGCGAATTCTATACCTTCATCTGTTCTCGGAATATCCAGTTCTTCTGGCTTGATACCGCTAGGCCCTTTAGGTTTGGGCATAAAGAGAAACATCAGCGCCATTGCGACGATGATGACGATAAGTGCAATGATGAATGGCATTAGACGATACTCCTTCCATCGAAGGGGTTAGTTCTAAGATATGGGAGTCCGCCGTAGTTTAGGATATTCGAGAACGTATTGCTACACACCTGCACGTTAAGTGAACACCCTGGAGCTATATTAATAGACTGAGGGGAAGACGCATCGAAAGCTTCTCGAAGTCCTAGGATTTCAGACATGATCGTGATCTGATTACCTACATGCTTCTCAATCATCTCCAAGCGCGTAACAGCACTAGGATCTACCCATTCTAGAAGGCCTGCTCTATAATAACCGTTGGCTTGCAGAGCAGCTTCCGAAACAGTCAAGGTACGGTTATTTGCAGACATTGCGGTAATATTACCAGCAACTTTGAAAGTGTTGTAGTCTAAACCGCATCCAGGACCGTAATGAGCATGTCTACAGGATTTCTGGACGACTGCTGGAAGGGCTTTGCGCCTTAAAATGACGCTTCCAGGAACACACTGAAGTTCAATAGTACGGTCATCAATAGATGCACCTAGTACTCTTCCGCGGAACTTGATAGCAAGTTCATTGTCCAAGTCGTTTATAAACCCCTTGTAAATGGTTACAGTAGTAATCCCCACACCAGGAGGTTCTAGAAACTGCCGTGCAAATGTATTGGACAATGCAAACTTGATGTTGACATTATCCTTATCGCGGTTAGCGGTTTGCCTGATATCACTGTGCTCTATTGCTTCAGCGGTCCAGAGGAATGTCAGACGTGTGAGCGATTGCGGATACGAAGTAAATCTCGTAGTAACCGCACCAGAGACAAACTCATACAGCCAGTAAGGTTTCTGGCCGAAGAGCAGAGAAGCTATGGAGCTATATGTCATAGAGTCAAGCCCTCCAAACGCATTCGCATTGAAGCATGACGCGCATCTGAATGTGCAATCTTTACTGAATCAGTATCCAGTCTGACATAGTATAGGAATCTCAAAGGAGTATTGGCCGGAATTACAGAGCCGAAAGCGGAATCAATAGTAATAACGTGGTTAGATCCACTGACAATAGCATCCGTAATCTCGCGGCAGAGTGTTGCGTCTTCACCTACCATGATGTGACGTCCGACATAATGTGTAGGATCTGCCAGCAATGCGTTGATAGTTACTGTCGTGCTACCCGAACCTGTTTGTGTAACCGTACGGATAGGCGCGCTTACATCTGGGAACCAGAAAGGCTTATCACGTCCTCTAAGGCTATGAATCCAGCGTTTGCGGCGCCATTTAGACTCCAGGTCACTGTCTACGAACATCAAAGTGTATTCCGGAGATACGAAAGTACGCTTCCGTTCAAGAGCAACAATACCCATTTCGTTGTCGATGAGCGTAATATTCGTAGTCAGATCTTCATCCAGTTCTCCTCTTCCGGTAAGATTGTCTGTCATCACATCCAGACTCTGATACTGGACAAAAGGTGAATTGGGGTTTTCTTCATTGTCGCGTACTTGGAAAGTCAGAGATACTTCATTCACATTCCCTGAGACACGCCCAATAGAAACATTTCCTCTAACGAATGCAGTACGCAGAGGAACAATTACAGCTTCCGAAACATCCTCACCTACAGGGGAATCGAATGTTATACTAGATGCTCCTACAGTCTGTATTGTCTTGACAACCTGAGTAGTCTGATTAGCAACTAGTGCAAGACCAGCTACACGATAATCACCGTTTGTGTCAGCCGAGACTACTGTATCAGCACTCAGTACATTACCTGCGAAAGATGCTTCTGACCAAACAGGTATATACCAATCTTCCGTAGTTTGATTACTGATTCGGCCAACAATAGAAGCCAGCTCAGCATCATCAACCAGAAATGTGTACTTCAGTTCTTGCCGCAGGTATCCTACAGCTATACGTCCTTCACTTGATTCTGTGGGAATAACATCCGTATTCCACAGCAAGTATTCATCATACTTGATCTTTGGATAGTATGGCCAGAGCGTAGGCATTACTTCAACGCTGCCTTCTCAGATCGCATGATGTTGACGATTAGTCTGCGTCCGTCAGCTGTACGTAGATAGTCACCCACAATAGACGGATCCAACACGTTGACAATTTGCAACCCATCTGCAGGATCGCCGCTCTGAGTTGCTTTATCTGAAGTTCCTGAAGGTTGCGGAGGCATAGCACCACCACCACCATTATTGATCATCTCCAGCAACGGGAGGTATTCTCGGGTAGCTGCAGCGTTGACAATGTATTCGCCAGGAGAGGCGTTGATATTAACACGGTCTTGTGTAGTTCCGCCCTGTCCACGAACTAACCCACCTTCAGCGTACAACCCTG